CTTTCTGATACCTCTGTTTGCTTCCTGAACTTTAGCAAAAGCTATGAGAGATCCAAGTGCTATTAATCTATCCACGTTGAGACCTTCTCTGTACTGCTGCATCTCAACCATGGCCATCTCATCCGGAATTCTTTCTATACCATAAACTACTTTAACTACCTTACCATCATCTGTGGTAATTTCTTCTACAACTTCTTTACAAAAGTCTACCAGGTATGGTAGGATGTGAACCTTGAACACAGTACCTGTATTTCTCCAACCATACTCTTCTATATGGGATAGGGTATTATCAAGATCTTTCCTAAAAGTAATTTGACTCTTTGGCACCAAGTACTTCTGCTTTCTCTTCTTGATCATGTGGGTGAGGAAACCAGGCACATTGTTCTCTACAATTGTCCATGCATTATACCACTCGATCATATTTTCCAATCTTTCATGGGTCTTGTTGATATCATCAAAGCGGCCGCACCAAGAAGCTACTATCTTATCAGTTTCTATGTAGGTCTTAACATCTTCTCCATCTATACGGGTTACTTCAATAGGGATCTTGTAAATGTAGATAGAGCACAAGGAATCAGATGTTACTGTCTTACCCTGGGATACCGGGTCAATAGATGCATAGTAGGTTCCCCAATCTGCCTTAGGATCCGGCCGCTCATAGACAACTATAACCCCACTCTTGTCTTCTGAGTTCTTCTCTACCGGAAACTTCATGATAGGAATCTTTCTACTCTTATCAACCAACCATGTTCCATCAGAGTTTCTTGACAGGTCCACATATTCTATCTTGTATTCTTTATCTTGGATCCGGCGCTTTTGAGCAGCAACTAGATGTGCAGGAAATAGAGAGACGGTTCTTGTTGCAAAGGCCTCTTCAATATTGCGGGGGTGCTGAGATACCTCTAACTGGTAATCCTCAGGACTCATGTCTTTCTTGATCTTGGCAAAGTACTCTTCTAACATTTGTAGAGCTTTCTCTACTTGAGAGTTTCCAAACTGGTCTACACAAGGAGGCATAGACCATTGTTCAGGGATAAACAATCCACTCTTACCTACTGTACCTCTGTCATCTAAAAGATCTGACTCTACATAGAATATATCATTAGCTTCAGGAGTCTGAATCATTTTTCTTAAAGGTTCACACTGATCTAGATCACCCACAGAACCTGCAGCAATAAAAGTACCGGTTGTAATCAAACCTGATTTCAAGGCCGGCTTCATATACAAATAAGTCTGCATCATGTCTGGAGCAATACCAGCCTCTTCATGAAAGAAGTAAGTACATGGTCCACCGACACCTGCAGTAGGATCTTGCTCAAAAGATGTACCTTTCATTACACCTTTCAGACCTTTAAGTGTAGGTCTGTTTGATCCGGGCACCTTTGTCTCAATTTGCTGTTGCCAGTCTAGGATCTTACCTGGATTCATAGGACGGTACCAAGCAGTATTCTCATCTAAGAAGTTTCTGTACTCATTTAAGAATCTCCAGGTATCCAAAACATAGGCCTTAAGACTTCCACCTATCTTTAGAATAGGAGTCTCTTCAAACCAGATCTGGTTAATAAGTTTTGCAGCATGAAAATATGAGGATGCTATTTGACGTTTCTTAAGAATAGCCGCATGCTTGTAAAATAGCTCAGCCAAGATTTCATACAATGCCAAGTGATATTGAGCATCGCGCACATCCGGGAAGGTGAACTTTCTCTGCTCCTTGTTGTTGATCGGTAAGAAGTTTAACCACATGTAATATTCACGGGTAAGATACCAAGTTGCTCCTTTATTCTTAAAGATAACACCTTTCCTACATCTAGTCTTCATTTCATCCCAATAGGTAATGTAATCTTTACTTCTTACAGGTGCAGGTGTGTAGAACCCTTGAGTATTCCACTTGGCCGCTTCTTCATTAAATATAAATGATGTTTCATCAAAGTTATACTTACCGGGTTCTTTAAATATAGAAAGAACAAAGTTCCGGAACTCTTCTCTAGAAGTAAAACTAGTAATAGTCCAAGTACCATTATCCCAAGTAGGTATATCTGTATAAAAGAAAGAATTCATTTACAACTTTCTACAAACTTATTTATTTTCTTAATATCCCCACCATGAGAAATTATAAGACTCTCTAGAGTTTTTTGAGCTTTGCTCTTTATTACATTTTTGTACTCACCATTGAAATACTCAGTTGCATGGTCTCTTTTAAAAGCATTCCAGGATTCAGTGTAGGGATTGTAATGAAACAACCAATTGTGTAATTCATCCATATTATTATTTTTGATCATAAGCTAATTCTCCACCACCGCGGGTTCTTGATTGTTGTTCTTCTAGTAAATCTTTATATGCACCTTTGAATGAGCTGCGGATCCCTTCAAAGTTTTTTGCTGCACTAACTAGAGAGTTGATATTTCCATCCCGTCCATGGGATATAGGAGTTTTTTCCATATAAGTAGCTAATCGGTCTAGCATAGAACTAATACCTCTGAAAGCGCGTACTGTAGGAGTTTCATACATTAGAGTGCACTTATTTAACGCTGTTAAAATTAACTCTTCTTCTACACTAAACTCTGCACGGATATCCTGAAGTATAATCTGTTCTTTCTCATCTGCCGGCATATTAAAATAGGGATTAGCATCCGGATTAGGGCAGGTCATGTAGAACAAGTATGCATAGATACTCATATACTGATCTGGATGCACTTCTATAATATCCTTAAGGAATCCTAAGGTATAGCAATGTTCTGTAGGAACTATCTTGCCATTTTGTAGGTCAAACAGTTTTATCATATTCTTTCTTTTTTACTTGTTTACAAAAAGGTTCATCAAATACAGGAAGAGGTGTAAAGTGTATCTTAAGATCTCTATCTATTATAGTAATAAACTTAGTTTCTTTTTTCCAGAAGTTCTGGTGTGTATATTCTTCATTACTCATCTTTTTCTCCATTTAAAGGTTATACCCCAACATAAAAAACATATGTAGAAGTCTTGATAATCAGATAAAGGAATTCCTATTCCAAAGCATATTCCCGGGATAAGACTGACCTTTATTTTTATTTTAGGTATTCTCATTTTTTAATTGATTTAATATGGTCAATCATAGCTATTACTTCTGATTTCATATAAGGCACCTCGTAAGGAACAACAGTCTTCACAATAGGATTACCGGTAGGATCTTTTTTAATAATAGGGTAGCCAAAAGGATCATCACCTTCTTTCTCAAATATAACATGGTGAAGCATCTGCTTTCCAACTTTATATTGAGGATTATGTTTCAGAATAATATACATATAAGTACTTAATTGTAAAGCGTAATGATTAAAGTTACAATCTTCTACATGACTTAGAGGACCAGTCATCATCTGGGCTTTACCTTCCCAATTTACAAAACTATTTTTCTTGATCTCTTTATTAGTTTTGTAATCAATAATGTCTACTATACCTCTTACTACTTCAACTCTATCAGATTGTCCACATACACCCGCTGACTTCAAATATACAAAATGTTCTGGATAAATCCCTTCTGTTAGTCTCTGATTAGGGGCATGTTTTACACCATTATCCCAAATCGGTTTTATAATTGGAATATTTACTCCGGATCTTTGTATAGTATCAATGCTAGTAATATCAGATTCTCTTTGATCATGATAAAGAGATCCTGCATCTACTGCACGGTCTGTTTCACTAGACCAGATCCTTTGTATCTCTTCTGGATCTATACCATACCATTTAGAGTTCTTATTCTTGGATGCTTTCTTAGAAGCAGCAACCGGATCAAAAGGTTGCTTGAACATTCCTACAAATTTTGTAACACTAATCCAGTCTATCCTATCATTAGGGTCTAGACTCTGGTATTTGTGATTCTGAGCTTGAAATATTACTGACATCTTGAGTTGTTGTTTGAGTTGGTATTGTTTTTGCATAAACTATAAAAGCATCTGATGTTGCTTTTAAGTCTGCTCTTCTATATTCAGGATTACAGACAAAAGCATTTTGAATATCAGCATTACAAGGGTCTACAGGTTCAAAGATATTACGCTTTTCTTCTATTACTGGAGGTAGTCCTGTAAGTTCACTAATTATTCTTGTTCCTTTACAAGTTGGACAAGGCCAAGTTGATCTAGGTAATTCTAGTACAAAAGGATCATCACCTGTACCATTACATATTGGGCATTTTTGAAAGCTCATAAGGTTTAGTTTTTATTGTTTCTATAAGTGTGATAGCAAAATCCAAATCTTCTAAAGCTTTAGAGTTTATCATCTTTGCTATATTAATACTTTCTTCTAAAGTAATCTTAGCCTGGCGCCATAGATCTTGAGTAACTTCAAGAGCTATCCTTCTTTTTTGATCAGCTGGAGAATGACCCCACATTAGTTGATATTCTGCCTCCTTGGCTATTCTAGCCGCGAGATCTTTCTCATGTTGAACTAACCAGCTTGTTGCATTCATTACATATCAGCTATATCCCACTTTGGTCCATCCGGATGCGGGCATTGTGAATCCATTGATCTTAATTTCATTGATAAGCTACATCCGCAAATACCACAGCAAGGTTGAGTACCCACTACCATACACTTGGTTCCTGTATTATCTAAATTAGGACATTCTTTGCAGATTTTTATCCGCTCATTGTATACTTTTTCAACAGGATCTCTTTTAAAGATCTTGTTTATCAGCCCCTCCCATATCAGGGCTTTGTTGTTCCATATTGTCTTTATTTTTTCTAGCATTTCTTATTTCTTTAAATTTTAATTCTCTTTGCTCTACTAAGTTCTTAATTCTCTCAAGTTTCTCTATCCGGTCTGTTAGATCTATTTTCATTCTGTATCCAGCAAACTTTCCTTCTACTCTAATAATAGTTGCCTTGTGGCTTTCTACTGTTTCATCTATCTTCCAGTGTTTTACTTTAAAGGTTCCTAAGTTTGGAATTTGTAAGGTCTCATGATTTAATTCTGACATATGAGTTCTTACTCTATCCCAGAAAAAGTCTATAAAATTACTTACTAAATCCTCAGATAATCCAAGCTCTTCAGCTACAGATTTCTTAAAATCATTAGCTTTCTTGGGTACCAACGTGAAACATTTTAAAGTTCAACAATATATTACCTGCATGTTGAATGTTCAGTTCAGGATTAAGTTCAACAGTTTTAGTATCCCTAGTGATAATATTATAATTTCTCATCTTAGCTACACAGTTTCTTACTGTTTGAGGAGTTTTAAATATTGCCTTTTGGTAGGAGATAGTCACGTCCTTATCCCGGTTACTAGGATCACAACAAGCATTGCAAAAATCGGAAAGCTCAACCTTTTTATTAAGACCAAGTAAAGTAAGACAACTAAGATCTGACTCACTTAGAATTATCTTATGGATATAGCAATAGGTCATTATCTGGAACTTAACAATATCTTCCAGGGACATATTTACTTTTTTATCCACTACATTAAACTTAGCCATGTTGGTTTATTTAGCTTTTAATTTTCTTTCTTTCTTTTCTTGGGTGGCTTCTTCTGCAGGAGTATCCGTGTTATCAGGATTATTGTTTTCATCCTCTGGACCTGCTGCCATTTGAGCTTGACGGATGATCATCTCCATACGCCTAGCACGCGCCTGTTCAATATCAGCCATAAGAGTTTCATACTTGGCTTGATGTTCTAGGACTTCGACTTGCTTTTTGTAATACTGAATAACCTTGTTACGGTTTTCTTCTACTTGCTCGGAAGTGAGCTCTTTCTTTTCTTCTGACATAATTGTTGGTTTAAATTTAAACAAATATACATATAAAGTTTAAACTTACCAAATTTATACATTAAAAGTTTAAATTAATGCAGAAGAGCTAAGATGGTGGTAATAGTTAAAGCTATTGCTGTGGCTG